CCCCAGTTGTGGCACCCCTTAAGGGGTGCCTACTGTGGCAAGGGCAACTACGAGGAAAGGGAATTGACAGGATTTTTGTAAAATAAAAAATGATTTTAAAGGTTGGGACAAGATGTCCTTTGGGGGTCCCGCGCTTTAAAGACGTTTCATGATTTCAAAATTGAGGTAATTCAGAATTCGAAATTTTTGGAATCGCATTTCATATATATTGAATTTTTGAAAAGCTGTTTCTTCTGTGCGCGTGCGGCCCCCGTAGATATAGGCAGCCGCCAAAATAAATAGATAGAGCTTAACAATAACCAAGCTCGACAATAACAAAGCTCGACAATACTAAAGCTCACCGCAGCAGCGACCGCCTCGACCGCAGCGCCGCAGCGCCGCAGCGCCGCAGCGCCTTGACCGCCAGCAGCTTGCGCAGCGCCAGCCCATCGACCGCCTCGACCGCCTCAACCGCCTCGACCGCCTCGACCGCCTCGACCGCCTCGACCAAATCGACCGCCTCGACCGCCTCGACCAAATCGACCGCCTCGACCAAATCGACCGCCTCGACCAAATCGACCGCCTCGACCAGATCGACTAGATCGACTAGATCGACTAGATCGACCAGATCGATCAAAAGAAATAATTGTTTTGGGGTGTTTGCTAAAAGAAAAGACCGCAAAACCTTATCAGTTTTGCGGTCTCAAAAAACATTTCCCGCGCCTTAATGGCGCTTATGTATTAACAGCCACAGCAGCAGCAGACCGCCTAGCACAGCTTGCGCTATCGCGAGCACCACCGCACCGAAGACTCGCACGAATGCGGCGAGCTTATTAAGATCATCATGAGTCGCCATCAGAGCCACCGACCTTCACACATAATGCCAGCGCGACTGAGCGCCATAAATCGACTCTTCAAAATCAAGAAGTTCGCTAATATCCACGCCCATTGAGTCGAGAAAATCCGCCGCAAGCGCGGGATTGTCTTTAACGAATCGCAGTAAATCGTCAGACGAGCGACCAACGCCGACTCCATAGCCGTAGTCATCAAAATCGACGTCGCCCGCTTTGCGCGAGCAAACGAGCCGCGACTCATCAAAAGCCAGCAAAGACGAGCGCAGCGCCAGCGCGTGCGAGATAGATTGAGTCTCAAGGGGTGTGTGCTCTGACATATAACCGACGCTCAGATTGCTACACTCAGCGATCAGATTCGTATAATTCGCGGAGTCGGTAAAGACTCCCGTAGAATCAATTTGATACCCAGCAGGTAAAAGCGGGACAATTGATTGAGCGAATGAGTCGGAGCAGCATCGACCGCCCGCTTGATGCGTAATGACCGAATGATACGCCCGCCTATCAAAAGCGATGCAAAAATCAATGTTATCAGTCAGTTCAGCGTGATTCTTAGCAAGCCAGTCCGAGCCAACCCCGCCGATTTCTTCGCTCGCATGGAAGACATAAAGGCCAGCGACTCGAGCTTGAATCATCTCACGCATGAGCCAGACACCAGTCGTGCAGTCAGCACCCAAGCAGGTCGAGTCCGAGCCGTGCGCGAGCTTGAAAGAATCACCCGAGACGACAACTTTCTGGCGACCGCTTGTTTTGTGAACAGTATCAGTATGCGATGACCACATGACTCGCGACTCGCCGATTCGCACAATGTAATTGCCCGCGCCGTCATAGTCACCACCCAATGGCTCTAGCCACCGTGCGTTAAAAGCGTGCAGCTCTGGAGAATAAGCAGGACGACACGACTCCAGCATCGCGCCGAGAGTCGCGATGGGTGTAAGAGCTGGAGCCGCCTTAATCTTATGTTTCTTAAAAAATCGAGTCATATTAGGCCACCTTGTCAAAGAGTGAAGCGTGTTCGGGGTCGATGTATTCAAAGACACCATCAAAATCGTGCGGCACATCGTCAGGCAGCACATAGCGACAGCGGAGCGAGTCATCATCAACCCACGAGTCGCGAACGGCATATTGTTCAGGATAAAAGCGACCAGAAATGCGACATCTGAAAGCAAAATCCACAACAGCAGTCACCGCCCATGACTGGACGTCCCAACCGCCGATTGAGCGCACTTTATAGACGTCAACGACATCGTCAAAAGTGTACTCGTCTGCATAATCGCAATAAGAGACACCTCGACGCTCTGCAATATCTTGCGGAACTTGTTCGCCATCAACCAAAATACAATCTTCAGAGTCGAAGAGAGCACCCTCAAAATCTGTTGCGTAATTCTCGCGACAATGACAACACCAGCTCCGATCATATCCGCCAGAGTCGACAGTATTAAGATCGTCTTCATCTGTCTCATCCTCGCAACGCTCGCAAATGAAGCCAGAGTCACTAAGCCCCGTGGTAGTGCTTGCGACATATTCGCAGTCATCTTCGGAAATCACGAAAAACCCCTCGCAATTATCGAAGACATTTTGAATCCCATCTAAATAAGGCAGGACATATCGACCGCGCTTTTTATCCTCGATGCGCCTTATTCGAGCACCATCAAAATCGCCGCGCGTATAGCCAGCCGCTTGCAATAGTCGCGCAATAGTATCCGACGCCCCGTAGCAGCGCCCGTACAAGAATCTTTCGGGCCAGACTATACACCGCGCAGTAATTTCTTCGTCGTCATTTTCTAGATAAGCGAGCTGGAGATCAGAATCCCCATAGACGCGCACGGGATGGATAAAGGATTTGTAAGAGCTTGCGGGATGCGTCATACACGAGCGCGTATCACCCGCGCCGCGATTCTTATCATAATGCGCCCGAGTATAGATCGACTCAATGTCATCAGCAGTCTTTGCAAACTTGACCGACCCTTGCGCAGCATATTTGCCAACGTGAATCTTATGATAAACACGCGCCGACTCTTCATCCAGACCATGAAATTGAGTCAAATACGCAACAACAGAGATTCGAGTCTGCACATCGCACGCGCCCTTGTCGGAGTCCTTTGTGTAAGCCAAGACTGAGGGATTGACTTTAGAAACGTGAAGAAAATGGTCAGAGATAGAAAAAAAACCATTCTCTCTGTAATACCAATCAGGCTTAACATAGTCGCCAAGAGCGAACCGCGCTTGCTCACGCTCTCGCCAGTTAGAATCACGATTCGCTATTTTGCGTGGTTGATATTTTGAGCCGTCATCAGAACTAGACGTGCGAGAGAAGGCCCAACTTGCAGCCTCTTGACCCGACTCAAACGCCAATGGCTTGCCATCAAGATCAAGAACCAGCTCGCCACTTTTAAGATTGATGATATTGAACATTGCAAAACCCCTTATGCCATTGCCAAACAGATCAGAAACACAAAAAGACAGACCGCAGCAGCCGCGATCAAATCGACTAAATCATGTAACAAATTAAACAAAACGCGCATATTTTGACTCCTTGTCCATCTGGAAAATCCCAGCCCAAACAGAATAACGCGATTCTATTAAAAAAGCACTAAAATGTCTTACGTTTGCACAATAAAAAAGACGCATTATTTTATACATATGGCAAAACAACCACCGAAAAGACTCCCCGCTTTTGCAATCGAGATCTTGACGAGCCACCCGCTCGCTTTAACGCTTCCGAGCGCCGCGTTTGGTATGCTATGCCGCTTAATTTTTCACTTTATTTTGACAGAGTGTAGACCGATTCCACCAGACGGCGATAATTTACGCGGAATAATGCGAGCGCATCGATCGACTTGGATGGAGCACAAAAAAGAAATCATGATTATATTCGAAGAACTTGCACCGCTATTAAAAAAAGCAGATGAGCACTACAAACAGCGCCGCGCAGCTGTTACCGCCATGGGCGAAAAAGGCCGCGTCTCCCAACGACTCCGCGCACTCGCAAACAAACCGCCGCGATCACAACCGACCGAACAGCTCACGCCAATCGCACCGAAACGCGCACCCGTCACACCAGCCCCCCAGCCCTTGCCGACCGACTCCGCATGGCGCTAGGCGTGCAGCGCAGGTAAATGCGTCCCGCAAACCCTATGCCACCCAAAAAAAACCAGCTTTTAATCCCCATAACCCGCAGAACCCTCACCCCCGATCATCCTAAAAAGCTCGCCCGCCTTGTTTCTTTGGGGTGTACTCCCGACAAAACGTCGTTTTGGTGTTTCTTTATGTCTCAGAACCCTTGATTCTGGTGTCTCAAAATGCGCCAGACCCTTTTAAGACTTGCGCTTTGATTAAGACCGCGCCCGACTCAATCACCAGATTAGGTCAGGAAAGGCCGAAAAAACCGCCGCGCTTCGCTCGCTTCGCTCGCTCGTGCCCCGCCGAGCCGTTGAGGCGTAAAGCCCAAAAGGCTTTGCAATAAAAAAAAAATTTTTCGCTCACTTCGTTCGCTCAGTTGCGGCGTTCGCTTCGCTCACCCCTTAGTTTCTGGTAGGTGCTACGCAGGTCAGGTGAGGACGGGGGTAGGGGAGGCTAGGGGGCAGGGCCTTCCCTCAAAAATTTTTCTGATTTTAAAAAGCAAATGGACCAGAACTAAAATTTTTTCGGCGCCTCCCTACCCGTGCCCCCCAAAAAATTTTTTCATGTTGACAGATTGTCCTTTTTTACTTATTCTGTAATGGAATCAAACGTTTAATCGAACAGGAGATGACCATGAAATACGGATATGCACGCGTTTCTTCCAAAGATCAGGACCTTTCCATCCAGCTGGAAGCCCTAAAAGCCGCATCTTGCGACATGATACGTTCCGAAAAACTGTCCGCCCGTGCTCTCGACAACCGCGAAGAGCTGAAGATCTTGCTTCAGTTTCTTCGTGAAGGCGACACCTTGGTCGTCACAAGGGTTGACAGATTGGCTCGATCAGTGCGTGATCTCTCCAACATCGTCCATGATTTGAACGATCGCGGTATCAGCCTGATCGCCTTGCAACAGCAGATCGACACCGGTAATCCGACAGGCCGTGCGTTCTTATCCATGCTTGGTGTGTTCGCTGAGTTTGAGAATGAAATCAGGCGGGAGCGTCAAGCGGCTGGCATCCAGCGTGCCAAGGAGCAAGGTAAGTACATCGGAAAAGGCCGACCACCTGTTGTTGACCCCACATTGATTAAACAGGCGGTGTCGCGGGGTGAAGGGGCAACGGCTATTGCGAAGCGGTTGGGGATTTCACGGGCGACAGTGTATCGGACGATGGCAATGGAGCTGCATTGATTGAAGGAGAGCGGATGACAAGATGGATTATCGAGATAGCAACACTCATGGCGATCATCTTCGTGGCATATATCGCCCGTTATGTGTAGAACCCGTAAGGACAGGATGGTTTAGATATGTGACCTACAGCCAGATCGACAATTATCACAGAGCTGGCTGGATGATTGTTGCGGATTTTGCGGGGACACATCATGGTCAATATGCCCTGATAATGTGGCGCTGCGATTGCGAGGATGGATATGAACACAGCCATTGAAGTGATGAGTGGGTTAAATGTTTTACCCCTTTATGCCGAGTTGATGAACACGCCTTCATGGCAGGACATCACGATACGGCAGACTTATGAGGGGTCAGCCCATGCGGACACCGAGACGATCTTTATTAGAGGGCCTAAGAGTTTCTACCCAGAAGATTACTTCAACGACCTCGGCAGTTATGACTACCCCCACATAAATCTCTTTCCACAGGCCATGGTGCTGATCGAGCAGTTGCGGGAAATGTTGCCGATCACTGAATTGGGGCGGGTTTTGATAGTAAAATTAAAACCCGGCGGTTATGTAACGCCCCACATCGATGAGGGGCTGTATGCCGATCATTTTGCGCGGTTTCATGTTGTGATCTCAACCAATTCGGAATGTGTGAACACCACGGGCGGGCAGTCCCTTCATTGGGAGGCCGGCAGCGTCTGGTGGTTTAATCACAAGATGACGCATACGGCCACCAATAACGGCTTGACCGATCGTATCCACATGATTGTTGATGCCGTCACACCCTTTACGGACAACTTGTCAAATTAAAATTCATCTGATAGGATGGCATCAGGTTGGGAGTTTTTATGAACACAGAATTAGAGAGTTTCTTAGACGACCTTGCTGGGACGTTGAAGAAAGCGGCAGAGAGTGCGGTGTGGGATGTGCCCATGAACCACCGCACAAAAGATTCGATCTCGGCGTATAGAGCCGCCGTCGGGATGGTATCAGCCTGTGTGAGGGACGTGTTGGATAAACACCGCGCTCCTGCCGCAGTTACATCTGAGGATAAGACAAGTGTATCAACACAAATGGCAGCGCCTGAAAAGGTGGATGAAGAGACTGCTGATCCTGCTCAAGCGCCTATGGGCACTTCAGAAAATGCTGTTTCAGATTTGCTGGCAGGAGATCAGGAGCCTGTAGGGCTTGATATTAGCCAAGAAACCATGTTCCATGATGGGGTCGACAAACCCCGTCGTCGGAGGAGTGGTGACAGAAATGGCTCGCAATAACCCAGACAAACCTCATAGAGATCGAGGAAACGGAGATCGAAATGCCCCTTAAGAAATCATCATCAAATAAAGCTGTTAGCGAAAACATTGGCAAGATGGTCAAAGAAGGAAAGCCCATCAAGCAAGCTGTCGCTGCGGCAAAACAGACCCAGCGCACAGCAGCTAAAAAAGGAAAATAAAAATGATTAAGCGCCCTTCAACACAACCTGTTGGCGCTAAATTGAAAGACACACCCAAGGTGCAAAAGAAGGTGTCTTCAGTCGGCGTAAATCGCATCGCCAATCTGGGTGATTATGCGCACCCACCCAAGAGTAAAAAGAAGAAAACCTGATGCCTCGAGTCTATAAGAAAAAAGAGGACGCTAAACGGGAAAAGGTAACAGTCCCCGTGTCCTCTACTTTTTTAGATCGGCTTAAGAGTTATGCAGAAACTGTAAAACTCTCACATACCGAAGCGGCGCGACGTTTCATCGAAGTTGGCTTAGATCAGGAGAAGCCGAATGATAAGCATGGATAACATGATCGAGCGATGCGCAGGTGTTGTGAGTAAATGGTCAGAGCGTGCTATTACGCATGAAACTGTTAATGATTTTGCAGCTGTGTTCGGTATGGAGCTGAATTGGAATTTAGCGCCAGTTGAGATCGAAACGCCCAAGGAGCCGCAAGATCCGCAACAGTATGATATTTTTACCGAGTTATCGGGTGAGGATAAATACGCCATGAAAAGCTGGCGTGAAAACTCTGGTTTATTATGACGGTAAAATCATCGAAATGGCTCAAACTGTTTCAAGACTTTATCGCGGATATTCGTATCTCGTCGAAGGAATCAACGTCGCAAGATGAACGTGGCGCGAAGCTGGAGCTGTGGGAGAGCCAGCGGCGTTTTATTCAAGAAGTCGGCTCTGGCCTCGATAATGACATCCATAAGTTTTATTGTTTAAAATCGCGCCAGCTTGGTGTGACGACTGTGTCATTGGCGATCGATGTGTTCTGGATGGCGCTGCACCCCAACATCATCGGTTGCCTTGTGACAGATACGGAGAAAAACCGTGAAGCGAACAGAATGCTGCTCGAGAAATATGTTGAGTCGTTTCCCGAAGGGTACTTTGGGGATACGTTCAAGATTGTACGATCCAATCGCCAGATGCTGCAGTTCTCAAATGGCGCACGACTTGACTTGCTCGTCGCAGGGACGAAAGACAAAGGGACGTCATGGGGCGAAGGTGTTGGGTACGCCTTCGGTCATTTGACGGAGGTTGCGGCGTATGGGTCGGCAGAGGGTTTGAAATCTCTAGAAGAAGGTTTCGCTCAGACCAATCCAAATCGTTTGTTTATTTATGAGTCCACAGCAAAAGGTTTTAACCATTGGCGCACACGCTATGTCGATGGTCTTAATGATCCGCTGACGGCACGCTCGTTCTTTGTTGGATGGTGGGCTGGCGACACGAATAAGATTGCCCGTAAAGATCCGCGGTTCCTACAGCATGGTCTTCATCCCCCTGAGTTTGAAGAACGCGAGATGATCGATGCGGTCAAAGAGTTTTATGGTCACAAGATCAGCGCCGAGCAATTAGCGTGGATAAGATGGAAGACAGAGACCGCAGGTGCCGAGCAGACCTTGCTCGATCAGAACCAGCCATGGACGGCAGAACAAGCCTTCGTGCAAACAGGTTACTCGTTCTTTCAGACCCGTGTCATTACAGCTGATATTAAGAAAATTGAAGAAGATAATGTACGCTACAGAGCCTATCGTTATGAGGTTGATGGCGACTTCTTTAATTTCAGAATGTATGAGTTAAAGCCCGGCGTTGACTCACCTGATGATATTGAATTGAAGGTGTGGGAAGAGCCTGTTGAAGGTGGCAAATATGTTATCGGAATGGACCCGGCGTATGGCCGAAACGACCACAAAGATCATCATGTCATTTCCGTATGGAGATGTTATGCTGATCGAGTTGTACAAGTTGCGGAATATTGTACAGCGGATGTGGAAGCAAAGCACGCGGCTTGGGTTCTTTTTCATTTGTCATCTGCTTATGTGGATTGCTTGGTGAACCCTGAGATCGGCGGCCCCGGCGCGTTGGTGCTTGGAGAGTTCGATCATTTACGCCAGTTACTATCACTTGAGAGTAATGCCGAACGTGTGAAAGCGCGTGGGTGGGAAGACGCTGCCGCGCACGCTCGCATGTATCTATACAAACGACCGGACTCAATGGGCGCAGGTTATGTGCTGGGCTTTGCAACGAACTGGTCGACAAAATCTGTGCTGATGCACCAGCTGCGTGGATGCTATGTGTCGCGTGAGCTTGAGATCAAATCGAAAGCCCTGTTGCACGAGATGTCGTTGGTTGTTGTTGAAGACGGCAATATCGGTGCACCTGAATCACGCGATGAAAATTGTAAGGACGACCGCGTTTTTGCGATGGCCTTTGCGGTGCGTGCATGGAAAGACTGGACGCAGAAAGATCTGATGGCGCAGGGGTTGACCTATGAAGCGGTCTCATCTGCGCAACGCGGCGAGAAACCAACTGTCGCAACAACAGTTAATCGTATCGTTTTTAATTATTTAAAGACGATGCAAGAGCAAGCCGACAACGAAGAGGAGCCCGCAACATGGCAGACGGAGTACGGACTGTGAGACGCTCAGACGTTCGCTTTAGAGCAAAAGAAGATGTGATCGATGCGCCAGTATCTGATCTTATGGAGGCTGACCCAGTTGAAGATAATTCGCTGAAATTTGATCCACTTCCAGAAGTCAATTCCGCTTTTCCTTATGATGGGCAGCCCGTGTGGTTGACTATGAACGGAACAACAATGGTGCCTGCCACATGGCGCATCACACGCGCTTATGACGCGGCTAATGTGAAGTGGGTGTATAATGCTTATTGGGCGCGTCACAATGCCGGCGGTCAAAAAATAGATTTTGAACCTATTGGCTACAGAAAGATGGAAGAGTAAGATGACCGTGACATTGGGGATCGACATGAATAAGTCGGACAAT